CGTTTTTATTCGGTGTATCTCTATAGCGTTCTTGACCCGCACCGATTGCCACTCGTTTAAAATGATAACCACCCGCTAATGATTTTCTTAACCGAACACATTTACGATCTATTCTGAATCCTGGTTTACCATCAATCAATCTGGTCATAGGCATGGCGAGTGCTTCTCGTCTGGTTTTAAAATTATTAGTGGCACAGGGCTTGGCAATAATGCCATGTGTTTTTAAATGATCGAACGAAGTATCTTCATTCAAAGTTGATCTCTGACTACCCGCTGGATCACCAAATACGACAATATCATGTTTCGGAAAAAATCGATTTATATCTTCTTTAAGTAAAATTGCAAAGCGTTCTAATCCCATATCATACGTTACAATTTCATGAATGATTCTCCATACACCTTTATGATCTCGCTGAGCAAATACCGCAGCTGGTGTTAAACCAAAGTCTAATCCTATTTGTACAGGCACTCCATCTAAAATTTCACAATCTTCGGTCATAGATGAATCGTCAAACTCTGGTGTAACAGGGCGACCCTCTTGAACATAGGTAAATTTGCCCTCTGCATAACAACGAATCCAATCGAGATTCTTTCCGCCCAACAATTGTTCGTAATACCCAACGGGAAGATTATTTAGATTTTCTGCTTTCTCATTGGTCTGCCACCATTTACCACCACCAAAAACAAATCCTTGAGCTTCAGGCATTTCTTTGGGAACGTCTTGAGCTTCGAATACGCCTGGCGGTTGTCGAAAAAATTTCCATGCAAACTTTCCTCTCGGTGGTTCTTTCTCCGATAAACGATAAATGTAATGGTCATCGTCAGGAGGGTTAGTATCTAAAATCACACCACGCCACGTTGGTCCGCCATCTTCTTTACTTGGGTATCGTCCGACTCTATGAGTAGTTCCATCAATCACCGCTTTTGGTAATTCTCTGCACTCGTTAATCCAAGCACCTGTTATTTCTAGTGATAATAATTTTCTGGTATCTTTGGGTTGATCGAGTGCCAAAAATATTACTTCACAATCTATCCCAGCAGCTCCATCTCTAGACGGAAGTTTGATGTGGTGTGTAATGGGTGGCGAATGATGAACAGGACCATAAATATGTTCTGGAAATAATTCAAGCCACGTTTTCAGCGTAGTGGTTTTTAACATCGGATATGAGTTTCTTACAATAACAAACCGAGTATATTTAATTCCATCTCTTGGACTTGGTTTTTGTTGTATCGCTCTTTTGAAAATTTCCGCAGCACAACTATAAGATTTCCCAGAACCGACAGGTCCAATCAATCCTCTTACAAAGCTTTTGTCATTAAGAAACTTCCAGATCGTAGGCGATTTGCTAAAGTCAAGTTTGAGTCCTGGTATGTTAGTTGTCATCTTTCGGTCCAACCATCTTAATATCAATCACCGCTGGTTTATCCGCATCCTGTTCTGCATCCAACAACCCAGCCGACTTCGCTAACATCTGCAACACTCTCACCTTATCAATCATCTCAATATCCAACGTGCCATCTTGTAAAATACGAATCCTCTTGATCGCACCCAACGCTGACTTCGGTATATCCTTAATGTCCTTTACCTCAGTAATCGTCTTGCCTTCTTCATCCTTATCCCAAGATACAATGTCCGTAATGTTCGCAGTACCCAAATTAATCAGCTCTTGCGCTAACGCTTCTCGATTCTGATAAATAACTTCACTACCTTTGATCTTTCGTTTGATCTGACGGACGGACGCAAAGTTCTTGAGATTAGGAAGAACACGTTTTACCATTTAGTAATCCGAATCATTTGAGAACCTCTGCAGATTTGGCGAAGACTGTTCATTCGTATTTTCTCTCGGTTTAAGTAACATCGCTCTCGTTACTAACTGTCCTCGATCGTTCATCTCAGGTAAGGGTAGGGAGTTAAATAGCAAATCCCAGCCACCCGTTTTCTCATTTTTAAAAGCAGTACCAATCGTATGCCAAATAGTTTTCCCGTCCTTACCATTGCGAGGACAAGTGATATTCATTTTTTCTTTCATAAAAGCTCCTGGTTAAAAGTTGAAAAATATTTTTGTGGGATACCCCTACTACTATACGCACCCCCACCCCCCACTATACGCACCTCTAGGCAAACACTTTTTTTTTCTAGCGTAGAGTCTGCGTACCTTGGTTCTTTGTATAAATAATTTATAGATGGTCGTCTACCTTTTATAAATATATTCATCTCTTCATCCTCTTCAGTTTCTTTGCGAGGTCTTTGACTATGTCCATGGGTGTTCCTTCCTTCTCATCTAGCATACTCAGTACCAACGCTAGAGGATAAGTGGGCAACTTCTGTTTCTTATTCTGAAATTTAATTAACACTCTCTTGATTGTTTCCATGAGAACTTTACTTGGTATTTTGTAAGACATGATCTTTGTCATTTGTTCCCAATCTTTTCTATCTGGTTTGAATTGAGATTGATAGATTTCAAAATGTACATCTTTGAATAACTTCATCAGTTCCATTTCATTTATTTCATTTGACATAGAGCTATATTTATTATTATTAACTGAGTCTAGTTCTATGAGTCTAGATTTAGTTGTCTTAATAACAACATTTGTGTTGTCCTTAGAACAACTTGTTTGGTCTTTTTTCATGTGTTTCTCCAAGTGTTTTATTGTTTCATTTTGTTCTATTATTTGTCGATTAGGATCGTTGTTGAGAGCGTTTGATTTTACCTCATTATCGGATGCTAATGGATCATATAATATTCTATAGATAGATGATTTATGTTTGACATTTTGATAAAGTGGTGAACCTTTACGGAGTCGTTTGATGTATCCCCAATCCATGAGTTTATTGATAGCTTTTGAGATATTCCCTTTATTACTTTGTGTTTGTCTGGCGATATACTCGTAGGTTGGAAAGCAGACTCCTGTATAATTATCTGCGCAAGAACACAATACGGATAAGACCAGGTATGTTTGGGGATGGCGACAGATACGTTTATCGTTCAATGCTCGTCTGGGTACAACTGTGAATGGTCCTCCTTGATAGATCGACACTACGTCATGCTTTCCGTTGCTAAGAATCTTTCGTCTTCTTTTTTCTTCGTAATCTGTAGGTTTATTCATGGCGAGGTTAGACATAATCCGATTCTTTTAATTCTTTGGTTGCTATTGCTTCGTAGCTTTTGACATGATCATTGATGAGTTGCTGTAATAATCCTCCGTAGCTAAGACAGGCGGGTTCTTTTTTCAGATATCTTTTTTGTATTTGTTTGATGCTTAACTTTTGATCTTTCATACACCAATATAAAAACTCGACAGCTTCGGTAACTAATAACTTATAGGTTTCACTATTTCTATTCATGATGTTTCTCTGTATCGCAAGGAAGTTCTCCAGAGTAATTATGTATATGTCGCACCTCTTTTGTTGCCTGACGACTCTTATATTCCGTTCTAGAGGGTATTTGTTTTGGAAACATAATAACTTTACCCATCTAACCCTCCTTTGTTCAAACATTCATCGCAGATAACTTTATGATTGGTAGTAGGGATCATGCGAAGCTCATTAAGTATTTGGTCTTTTGTTTCATAATATTTCTTGTGTTTACAGATTGTGCATTGAATATAATGTTTCATATCTCGTTAATGGTTACGTTGTATTGAGCTTCGGTAAGTTTCTTTTTTAATTTATAGACTTGTGTTTTGAATCCCTTTACATCTTCATAGACCACTTCTCCGTCTTGTTTGTAGGCAAAGTCCGCCTTGTAATTACAGATAAATTTATTATTGATGGTGATTTTAAAGTTGGGTTGCAGCTCCAGGTCGGATATGATTTTAGATTTATTAAGCAGACATAACTCTCGATAGCGGTTCGCTTCTTTCTTGGAATGAAACCGAATGTTATCTACTGTAGTAATTATATTTTTATACTTACTCATCTTTACTTTTGTATTCCTGATAGTGATATCTATATTCCAAAGGCACTATGATTACTTTTCCTTTGTGATCTTTAATAGGTACGCCATTCTCATCCACAATTTCTCCTTTATCATTTATAACTTGCTTCATCATATATCGCTCTGCGGTCTTCCATGTTGATCGTATTTATGTCGATAATCCATGAAGGTATCGCACTTAACTGCGACTAATTTTTCTTCCTTGTCCTCGAACTCTTTGTACAATTTTTCTACTATTGCTTCACAATCATTGAACGATCTGCTCAATCGTCTGTGATACAACCGACCATGCAATTCCACCCAAAAGGTTATGATAAATGGTTCGATCATTGACCTATAACTTTCTTCAATACATTGGAGGTTTTTATTC